TCGCAAAACACCATCGACGCTTCAGAATGGCTCAATTCAACACCGATCTGCATCGCGTCCATTGGTGTACCATTTATTATCCCGCCTGGCGATGGCTCGGCAAACGGACTTCAATTTACCGGGTCTTTAGGTGCATTCACCCTCTCCGCAGCCATTCTGACCAATTCATGGAATGTACTCAAGGGCTGCTGGATGTATATGCCAGCGTCTTTCGGTGGGTCTACGTACCCGGCTGGCTGGTATTGGGCAGTGTTTTCCAGCGACACGGCAGGGATTCTCTATACCGAGACCTATGTCTCAGGGAGACCGGCTCGTCCGGCTACCCAAACTCCATTTTCGACGAATCTTTCCGGATGGCTGACCACCACGACCGCAGAAGTCACGGGCCCCACCGGATTTCTGGTCCCTGGCGGGGCCATGGGCAACAGCGGCAGACTCAAAACCCATTTGCGCTGTCTAGGCAACGCAACGGCCAACAAGATATACCGGGCATATCTTGGGGCCACTCTGACTGCCTATGTCGGATCGGTCACCACCAACCCGGACCTCGAGTGCCTGTTGTCGTCAGTTAATCAAGGGGTTCAGAATTTGCAGATCAATAGCCGGCAAGCGGGCTCGACCGGGGTCGGGGTCAGTGGAGGAACTTTCTCAGTCGGAGCTGAAAATTCTTCGGCGGATACCTCGATTGATCAAATTTTGTCACTCAGCCTTCAGATCAGCACCACAGCGGCCTGTGCAATACTGATTCATGCCGATGTCACAGTTACTCACGGAGATTGACCCATGGCGAGAATTTCATTTACCGGTGCCACACGATTTGCCGATGCCGAAGCAGCCCGCCTGGCTGCAGTCGGTGCCGGCGATCCGGTTCACGTCCATATCATCCCGAATGGCAATATCGTCTGGGTTCTGACCGGGCCGGACGCCCCAGCGTCGCTCAGCGCTAATGACGTTAAATTGAGCCGCATGCAACTCTACAACGGTGCTTTGGTCACCGGAGGCCAGCCGCTGCTGGTGGCCTTCGAGGCATATGCCGCCGATCGCATCGCCAATGGCACGCCGGTACAACGCATTTACTGGAGAGACTGCAACGAATTTACCCGCAAAACGACATTCATCAACCAACTGCGGGTAGCGATTCAGGGCGCGAAAACCAACCCGGTCAGTCTCAAGGAAATGGACGACGTCTTCATCAACGGTTCCGGATACGCCCCGGCCACGACGTAACATGTCACTGATCCTCATCACTCCGCCGGCCGTTGAGCCCGTCACCGTCGACGACATCAAGGTCGCCGGGAGGATCGACGGCACCGCATTTGATGCGCAAATCACCAATCTGCTTATCCCGGCGATCCGCCAGGAAGCCGAGTACCGATTGTCTCGGCGCCTGATCACGCAGACTGTCGAGCTGATCCTAGATCAGTTTCCATGCCTGTCGTCTCTGGCAATCGATCTCGTCTTCCCCGATGCGCAGGCGATCACCAGCATCAAATACATGGACAGCGCCGGGGCCGAGCAAACGCTGTCCGCTTCGGTCTATCAGCTCGATTCGGATAGTGTCCCCAGTCGCGTCTTTCTCAAGTCCGGCCAGTCTTGGCCGGAGACACAGAATCTCCCAAGCAGCGTGCGTATCCGGTACACCGTCGGATATGGCAATGCCGGGACGGATGTCCCAAACTCGGTTCGGCTGTGGATCATTGCCCACGTCGTGCAGGCGCTCGACCACCCGGACGGCCTGGATGCCTCCGGTTTGAAACCCTTGCCATACGTCGATCGGCTGCTCGACGCCGAGACCGTCGAGCGCGCCGCCTGATCATGCCGACCTCTGCATTCCAGCCGGGGCGCGCCGCGCATCGCATCAAGCTGCAGGCAAAAAGCGTCGCGCGAAACGCCATCGGAGAAGAGATCGTCACCTGGACCGATGTGGTCACCGAGACGGCCGATCACTGCCTGTGGGCCGAAGCGTGGCCACTCAAGGGCCGCGAATTTTTCGCCGCGGCCGAGACGCAATATGCCGCAGACGTTCGTTTTCGTCTGCGTTACCGATCCGGCGTCGTCCGTGAGCAGCGCATCCTCTGGGACGGCGACCCGTACGACATCACGCAGGTCGTCGACGTCGGCGCCGGGCATCACACGCTGGAAATCCTGGCAACCAATGGGGTGCGGAATGGACGTTAAAAGAAATGCCGAAGGCATCACCGCCACCGTCGAGGGCATGGACCAACTCAAGGCCACTCTGCTCGCTCTGCCAGACAAAATTCGCCGCAAAGTGCTGTTGAGCGCGTTGCGCAAAGGCGCCGCGGTGGTGCGCAAGGCCGCGCGGGCCGCCACGCCGGAACTCGCCAAACCGACGCCCTACCGCACCAAGGGCCTGCTGAAAAAGCGCCTGATGGTCCGCGTTTCTCGGACTTCAAAAGCCGCCGGACATGTCGGTGTTTTCGTCAACATCCGCCCGGCGGAAGGGACGCAGTACGTCAAGCACAATCTGCTCGGGGTCAAATACAAGACCGTCAAGCGTGAATCGCAGCGCGGCGCGCGCAGCCCGAATGACCCGTTCTACTGGAGATTCGTGAATTTCGGCACCAAAAAAGGGAACAAACTCCCGGCCGCCAAATTCCTCGAAGCCGGCGCCGCCGTGCTTCCGCAGGCCCTGGAAATATTTGAACGGGAAATCGGGCCAGCCATCCAGAAATTCGACACGCCATGAGCGCCGAAGCCAACCTCTACTCGGCACTGACCGCGCGCGCGGCGCTGACCGCCCTCGTGAGTACCCGCATTTTTCCGGATGTCATCCCGGAAGGCTGCGCCCTGCCGGCCATCGTCTATCAGCGCGCCAGCACCTCTCCGGTGACCACCATCGGCAATGTCACCGTGGCCGAAAACATCCGGTTCGTCATCACCGCCTGGGCAGAAACCCGCACCGCAGCGGATGCCGTGGCCGTCGAGATCGGGCCGGCACTGGCAGCCGCTGAAAATCCAGCGGTCGATCGCTCCACCGGATATGACCCTGAGTGCGGGCTATATGCCGCCACCGTTGACGTTGACTGGTGGCACCTGCCGTAGCCTGATTTTTAGCAGCACAAACTCCCCGGCATCGGCTGGGTTTTTTTGGAGAAATACCAATGAGCACTCCCCGCAAATGGTCGAATGTCGCCGTTGCCATGCAATCTGCGCTAGGCGCCGACATCACGATTACCGCTATCAGCAAGGCGTCAGAGGGCGTCGTTACCGCGACCAACACCCTGAGCAACGGCGATTTCATCACCCTGACGATTCAGGGCATGTACCAGCTCAACGACCGCGTGGCCCGTGTCAAAGCGGTTTCCGGAACCGGCTTTACCCTGGAGGGCGTCGATACCACGCTGTTCGACACGTTCAGCAGCGGCACGGCCAACAAAATCACCTTCGGCACCTCAATCACCACCGCGACCAACATCACGTCGTCCGGTGGGGACTTCGACTTTATCGAAACGACGACGATCCACGGCAACAGCAAGTCACAGATCCCCGGGCTGCCGAATCCCGCCAACTTCTCATTCGACAACATCTGGGATGTCTCCGATGCCGGCCTGCTGGCCATCAAGCTGGCCAGCGATGGCCAGGCCAAGCGCGCCTTCAAGTTTACCTTTGGCACCGGCGGGCAGATCATGGCATTCAACGGCTATGTCGGCGGCAACCTGCTGCCGGCCGGTCAGGCGCAGGGGCTGGTGACCACGCAGACAGTGATCACCATGAACGGCTCGCCGACGTATTACGCCTCCTGATGAGCACGTTATCCGAAAAAATCCGCAAGGCGCGCGAGATCCGCGTGGACGTCGGCGGCAAAACGTTCATCATCCGGCGCCCGACGACGCTCGACATGATAGACTTGCAGGGCAAGTCGGCAGCGCGAGCGATCCTCCCGCACATCATCGGCTGGGAGGGAGTCACCAGCCTCGATCTGTATCCTGGGGGCGACGCGGCGCCGGTGCCGTTCGACACCGACGCCTGCGCCGAATGGCTGGCCGATCGCGTGGATTTTCTCGTCCCGATCGCGCAAGCCGCGGTCGACGCCTACGACACCCACCACCGGCTCATCGCTGACGACGCAAAAAACTGACCGGCTGGCTTGAGCAGCAGAATCTTCCTGGGCAACTCAGGCCAGCCGGCCACCCGCCCAACGAAATCGCCCTGGCTATCCGCGCTTGGAATCTCTGCGGCGGCATGGAGTGGGAAGCGATTCCGATTGTTGCCGACATTTTAGGCGTGCGCGACGTTGAGCGATTGATCTACCAGATGACCATTATCAGAGACCACCAGAGGCCGACCTAATGCCCATTGCCAAATTGTCGATCGACCTGGAAGCGAGGCTTACTAAGTTTGAAGCTGGGCTGACCAAGGCACAATATTCCGCTGAGAGGTCGGCTCGGAAAATTGAGGGCGCATTCTCCGGAGTTGGCGACACCATTCACGGCGCATTTGCCGGGATTGTAGCGGGGCTTTCCGTCAGCGCGATCACGAACTTGATTCAGCAGGCCGTCGACGCGCAAGACGCTCTCGTTGACCTCAGCAAATCCACCGACATAGCCGTTGACAAGCTAGCCGGCATTGGATTTGCAGCGCAGACCACCGGTGGCGACCTCGAATCGATTGCCGCTGCAATCAACAAGCTGCAAGTCAATATCGGTAAAGACCCGGAGAAGTACAAGCAGCTTGGTATTGACGCCAAAAACGGTTATGAGGCGTTCAAGCAGCTAGCCGATATTTTCGTTTCGATCGAAGATCCGGAGAAACGCTCTGCTGTCGCGGCGGAAGCGCTTGGCAAGGCATGGGCAGGCTCTGCTGCGGCTCTGTCAGAGGGTGGTAAGGGATTTTCCGATCTAGTCGCGAAAGGCGAAAAGCTTTCAAGCGTAACAGTCGAATCTGCGGCCCGTGCGGCAGAACTAAATTCAAAGCTGGATATTTTGAAAGCGCGCGCTTCAGGCGCTGCGCATGAATTCGTCAACTCTCTTGTTCCGTCGCTCGATCGTACCGCCGTTCGCATGGAGGCGCTGGCCGCGCAAGGCAATGGGCTCCAGGCGGTTTTCATTGGGCTTATCGGTCTGGCAAAACTGCCTTTCGACGCGGTTTTTGGTGAGGTTGATTTGTCGCACAGAAAGCAGGTTTCCGAGCTTGAAAACACGCTCTCAATACTTGAAACAAAAGCCAAGCGCGCGGAATCTGCGGATGGAGGTCTGCTGAATCAATGGGTTTACGGGAAAAAGGGCGAATTTGACCAGCAAATATTGGCCACTCGCGGCCAACTTGATGCGCTGAAGAAATTCGGCGACAAGCTCAAGCCGTCCGGTGACGGAGAATCAAAGCCAAAGCCGCCATCATCAGACGCCATCAATCGCTTTATCCATCCTGGCGGAACATCAAATGGTGGCAGAGCCAACACGTCTAAAACCGTTGACGACGGCCAGCGGCTGTTGCAGCAACTCAAGGACAGAATTCTCGCCACGCAACACCTGACCGAAGTCGAAAAACTCGAAGCGGAGATCGCCGATGGCAAATACAAGACGGCCAGCGCCGCGAATCTCGAAAAGGCAAAGGGGTTTGCCCAGACGCTGGATAATTTGGCCTCCCTGCGCGCCGCCGCCGATGCCGCCGCCGAGGAGCAGCGCAAGCGCGCTGACGATTTCCAGCGGATTTTCGACGCCACGCGCACCCCGGCAGAAGCGCTGAATATCGAAATCGCCCGGCTGATGACCCTGCTTGACAACGGAACGCTCGGCGAGGGGGCCGCGGCACTCGAATTGTTCGGACGTGCCGCGCAGCAGGCCGGAGAGAAGATGCAGAACCTGGAAGAACAGGTGCAGCGGACCGTGGAGGGGATCGACGTATTTGCCAAATCGGCCGCAAAAAACATCCAATCTGCATTCGCCGAATTCCTCTTCGACCCCTTCGCCAATGGCACCAAGTCCATGCTGCAGAGTTTTGGAGAAACCGTCCGGCGCATGATCGCCAACGCCGCGGCGGCTGATCTCGGCCGGCGTTTGTTCGGTGATCTTGGCGGGAAAGGTGGTCTTGGCGGGGTCGTCGGCGCCGGTCTGGACCGGGTCAAAGACTGGCTCAAAGACGCCCTACCCAGCTTTGACATCGGCACCGCCTACGTGCCGCGCGATATGATCGCTCAGATCCACAAAGGAGAACGCATCGTG